TCCTGGCAAAGCGCATTGTAACCATTCTAAAACAGAGGCAGTTGCAAGGAGCTATGACAGATATGCAGGCAAAAGGCACTCCAGAGTCTCAGGGAGGCAAGGAGGTATTGCCATTATTGGCAGGTGGGAAGGGAAGTAATGCCAGCCAGGGCTTGACTTCAACGGTGCCATCTGAGCCAACAGAATCTACGGAGGTACAACGTGAGCAAGAAGTTTAAATTCACGCAAGATGACCTGGACGATATGGTTATCAAAGAGCTTGAGGTTACTGCTGAGTCAGAGCAACCAAAGGAAGGGAAGCCTAATCTGATTGAAAGGCTGATGGCACGGAAGCAGATACAGGGGCAGAATAATGAACAGTAAGGTTGTTAAGAAAATAAGGAAATACAGTAAACAGAACTGGATTGAGTATGTGAAGGTAGTAAAGAAATGGTCTTTCGCGGTCAGGTTCAGGTATTGCTGGTATATCATGTTTGGCAAGAGTAAGAGTAAATGATATGAACGGATTTAACAGCAACGAAGAGGACCTACTGGCACGTTATGCCCAGTCAAGGGATTTAGAGATAGAGCGATTGTTGACGCAATACGGCAGCTCACTGGCTGAGATAAAAGAGATGTATCCGCAAATCTCAAGTGCCATCGGTAAGAGAAGGCTAACGACCACTTTACCTTCAGAGCCGTTGTTCTTTACTCCTACAGAAGCTCGTGATATGGGTTTGAATCTTGAGGAAGGCTGGATGTTGAAATTCAATCCGACACAAGATGGCGGAAGGTACAGTGCCAGTTTTGTTACGCCTACAAAGTGGGAGATTACTGGGGATAACCTCTTTATAAGTCCAGGAGGGGAAAGATACTCTCGAGCAGATTTTGAAGCATTGCTGTCTTATCCGACAGGGGGAATGGCAATAGGGGAAGAAGCAGGGTCTCTTATTTCACCATCATTGACAATAGCAGATTTAACCGAAGAAGGTAAGAGTTACTATCAGAAGTATCAGCAGGAAGGTGGACAACTTGATATTAATGGTTGGCTTGACTTGATGGAGCGACAGCAGCTTGAGACCGAGCAGGTTTTCGGTCAGGTGTTTCCGGAAATGGATATAGAGGAAGTCCGACGCTATGCTGAGGAACAGCCTGAATCTTTTGAAAATGACATATTTGAGATAGGCAGGACGCCAGAGACTGAGAGATTACTGCAACTGACTTACGAAGGGGTAACTCCACAAGTGCTTGATAGTTTCTTCGGTACATACCAGTCTCAGGAAGGAATAGAGTGGACAACACCTGAAACTTTGGGAATGCCCAAGGTAAATGAGATATTCAGATGGTCACTGGGTTCTATATGGGGGCGGATGAAAGATATCGGAATAGGACCACAATCAGAGTTAGTACAGGAAATAAAAGACAAGCTGCTAATGAGCGAACTGCTTCCAGAAGAGCAACGCAACTGGATACGTGATACTGGCATATTGCCCAGTACCTATATGGAGCTAAGCCCGGAGGAACTTGAACAAATCGGGGTACAACTATCCGATACATCGAGAGAGGTATTACGGAGGATACAGACAACAGGAGATAAATACGAATACTGGGAGTCACTATTAACGAGAGAAGAATACACCCCAGGCTTTACTGCACAAATACAGGCAGGCTGGGGTGATGTATTAAGAAGCGCCGGATCTGCTGCTTCCTGGTTAGGTGCCGAAGGGGCAGGAAAATGGATAGCTGAAAAAGGGTCAGCATATCAATTAGTTGTTCCTGCTGCGGAATGGAAAGGCGTATTTCACCCCAACTTCTGGACGAAGCAAATACCGAGAGCTATACCATTTACTTTTGCGCTTATTCCTGCGGCCATTGTCGGGGGATATGCTGGCGCCGGTGTTGCCGGTGCTGTTGGATTAGGTGCTTTTGGCAAACTACTGTTAGGATCTATTGGAGCTTCTTTATTATCAAGACCGCTGGAATCCGCACTAGAAGCAGGGAATGCTTATGATGAAGCATTGGCGAAAGGATTGACAGAAGAAGAAGCTGAAGAAGCTGCCAGCAGCACATTTAAAGGAAATCTAGCTCTAACCGGGCTGGATGCTGCTCAGTTTGCGATAGCCTTTGCACCGATGCCGTTCAAGACAGGCAGCCGTTTATTAAGATATGCCATTATTGCAGGGAAGTTAGCAGTTGTCGGGTTATCAGAGGCGGGAGAAGAAGCTGTTCAGGAAATAATTACCAGGCGTGCACTTGGAGAAGAAGTAAAGATGGACGCTGATATGCAGCAGGCGATGGCGTTGGGTATGGTTATGGGCATGGGGCTTGGGGGAGTTGGAGATGTATACTCAGCTATCCAGAATAGGGTAGAGAATAATCTATCTCAGCCGCTTAGTGAAGTATTCGAAAAGACAAAGCTTGAAGGGCTTGATCAGGGGCTTACCGAACAGCAAGCGACGCTCAGGGCTTTTGACGTTATTGCCGAGATGCCTGAAGGAAAGCAGATAATTCAGGATGTTATTAACCGTGTACAGGAAGCAGAGCAGCAAAAGCAGAACACAGCCTTCGGTATTGGCAATATCAGTGATACTAAAATGACTGTTGGAGAGCTGGGGTTGATTTACAAGAACTTGCCTCAAGAGGTAAGAACACGCCTTGAGAGTTTTAAGGGAGGCAAGGAGAGTTTCGGTAATTATACCGTCTACAACTTTGCCCGCTTCATTAACGATCAGTTCACCGAGGTTGGCGGGAAGTCTGCGCTCTTTAGAATGGCTCGAAACCCGGAGATACAGAAGATATTTGCATTCTGGGCTAGTGACAGAGGAATATTCACAGGCACCGAAGCCGATGAGATAAGCAAGGAGATGGCATCACAACCACGTGATGCTGCAACAGGCAACACCTCAGAGCCGACTCCACGTGGTACAGTACAACATCCTGGTAATATCAAGAGCAGTGAGGCAGCTAATGTAGAGATTGCGAAAGAATATTATGATGCGATTCCAGGAAGCGAACTAGATACAGCTGCAACAGCATATTTACGAGAAGGCACAACAGACAGTTATATAAACAGAATGCCTGAATATGCGGAATTGAAGCTACAGGCCTTAAGCGATGATGTACGGACTAATATCAGCGAATTGACGGAGATTCAAAATCTTGGCAGAGAAGAAATAAAACAGTTGAGCCTCCGTCTCCGTGATGCTACTACCTATGAGGAACGGCAGTCTATTCAGTCTCAGATAAGTAAGCTGGAAAAAGATATAACGTATTTCGATGGAATAATACACAAACTGAAAGGTGGAGATCGATTAAGTATCGATGATGCTGTTGCGTTGGGCATGGCTCTACGTAAGACCAGGGGAGGTAAGATTGTACCTGCGGTCAGACAAAGCGGGTTCTATGTGACAGATGAGTTTGCCAACTACCCGTACTTTCAGGATGTTAGCTTGCCGTCCGGGAATTTAATGGACCCGATACGTCTTTGTGAGGCAATAGATGGTGGGCGATTTGGCGGAGCCTTGCAGCAGAATGTTCTCTGGCCTACGCAACGGATTTACCTGGCATATTTACAGTTTGTGGATAACACGAAAGCCCAGGTCCATCTACTGGCAAAGAAATATGGCTTGACGGGATTCGGGAGTAAGGGAGCTAAACAAGCTGCCGGAGATGTTGTCGAATATATCGGTCAAAATGAGGTTTCAAAAACAGCAGAAGAGCTGTTGTCTATTCCCGAGATAGGCCAATTAGTAAAGGGATTTAACCCACGTACTCAACATAATATTGTTGAGTTTGCAAAAGAAGCCAGACACTTCTTTGACGACATGCTTGATGTCCAGAATCGTGCAAGAGCAAAGCGGAACCAGGCGCACATACCATACCGACATAACTACCGGCAGTGGATACTGGATACCAATATATGGTCGATGCTATTCGGGCGAAACAAAAAGCCTGATGTAATGATGCAGACAACACTTATGCCTGACTACATCAAACCTGATGCGCCATTCAACGCCCGTGCACAGGCTAGAGAAGGAGGGCTGGAAGGTTACTTGAAAGAGCGAGACTTGGTGAAGTTAATGTATGACTACGCTGTAACAGCAGGGAAGGACTTGTTCATGACGAATATCGTACAGAACGGGAAGATCCATGCAGCTACATTACGCTCGATGGGGCATGAAAACTCTGCAACATTAATTGAAGAGTGGATAAGCGAGGCATATGCCGGTGTTACACCAAAACTCTCACGGGCAATCAGGTCAATAGTGCCAATGAAAGCGATTAAGTCTGGCTTTTGGTTAAGGCGGCAGCTCACCAGAGCAGTGTTTCCTTTGAACTGGACATGGAACGCATTTGTTCAGACTTCTTCCATAGCATTAACTATTACACGATATGGAATGGTAAACACAATACGGGGACTAGAATATCTGTTGGTTCCGTCTATCCGCCAGCAAGTCAGGGGAAATGCGTATAGCGCAATTATAAAAGGCAGAAGAGGAGGTAAGGCCATCTATCAGGATATTGGCGCTGGGGTTGAGAAATCGCTACGACTCGAGGGGTCTATCATGGAAAAAGTGGAAAACATAGCCAACTTCCTGACTAATACCATTGAAGACATGCTGACAGGGGTTTCGGTCAGGGCAGCCTACCATTATGGACAGAAGCTTGGCTATAATGGGCGGGCGTTGTGGGAATATGCCTCTGAGGGCGGAGCAAAGACGCAGTCTATGTACAATCGGGAAAATATTCCAGGGATACTGCGAAATCAGGAAGTGGGCACAGTGTTCCCGTTTCAGACCTTTGCCCTGGAAGTGTATAACACGGTAAGAGAAATGAATATCATCGGTATCAGTAAGCTGGGGAAGGCGGGAGCTTATGAAACGATATCGGCAAGATCTGCACAGGGAACGGCTACAATCAACATTAGAGTTAAAATGCTGGTGAGATGGTTTGCGGCTATGATGGTTATCAATATGGTTGCAGACAAAGCTATCAACCGTAAGCCGTGGGAACTGAGTTCGTTTATTCCCTTCTTCAGCATTATGGGAGCGGGCATGGACTCAGATAATCCCTGGTATTTGCCTATGCCTGTTAAGTATGTAGCCGAATTCAAAGATGGAATCGAGGATATCATTAAATATGATAACTGGACTGATTTACGCCAGTGGGTTGTCAGATACCATGTGCTGGGCGGAACACAGATAAACCGAATGTGGGATGCCTTGCAATCCTTAGAACATGGCGAATGGACCGATGTTCGAGGCAAGCAGTTATTTGAAGTAACCCCTGATGAATGGCTAACCGCCTTGACAAGAGGGATCTACAGCACAACTGGAGGTAGGGAGTATGTCGACAAACTGAATGAGAAAAAGGGAGCCTGGTATGAAATACTGGGCTTTTCGCTACCTGAAAGAGTCAGCCTTAGTGGAGAGATAGAGAAGGAATATGCCAAACTAGGAGAGGTTGATGAAGAGGGTCATATTTACAACTTTGGCGATTTTGTCTCTGCATTGCGGTTGATGAGACAGCGAGTAGGAGACAACCGTTTCAACAAAGCGGATTCTCCGTTCATACAAGGATTCCTCGATGCAGAAATAATCAGAGAGGAGTTTGAACAGCTCCCCTATCAACCTATCTACCTTATGGACTCAGAGGACTGGGAACCTTGGCTGCATTATCAGGCACTGAGCGGGGAAGAAAAAGTACAGTTTGCGAAAGATAATCCTGAGGTATTGCAGGAATGGGGGGGGCAGTACTATTCGCTGTGGAAAGAATACGATGCACTGGAAGGGAAACAGGAGAAGTCTCAGTTCCTGGAAGAGCACCCTGAGCTTACTAGAGACTGGCGGAAGGAATGGAGGATTAACAGTCCTAAAAGTGATGCTATGCTGTCATTCTGGGGTTTCCCAGGAAGGATTCAAACAAAGCAGGCTTATGACCAAGTTGTAACATGGGCTAAGGAATATGGCATCGACCTGGATCATCTGAGCACATGGTTGCCACCTGAGAATATAACTGATGATTATTTCAAGTACCTTGAACTGTCGGATCAATATAGCAGCAATTCAAGTGAAGTAAAGCTATTCAGGCTGGAACACCCCGAGTTCAACCAGTGGGGAATAGATGCCTATGGCTGGAGTGAGTCATGGTTACAGGGTGAAGACATCGATATGCTGAGATTGAAGGTGGAGTTGAAGAATTTAACACCTGTGATTTTCGACTCTCAAGGGAACATAACTGAGTATGGAATAGCATACTATAAAATCGATGCAGCAGGCCAGGGGTATTCTAAAGATAACTGGGATAGTTTCGCTGAGTTTTCAGCATTACCGACATGGGGAAGCTGGCGAGAGAGGTTCTTGCTGGACCCCGCAAATGAGAATCTCTATAAAGAGTATGTCGATACGGATATTGGAGATCATGCACTTGTGGATGAAAGCAAAGTCAAGCCGGTTGCCAGGGATGAGATTTATAAACAGTTTTATGACGAATTTACCTCATGGGATGAGACCGGTGGTAAGTCTCAGAAAGAGATTGAGAGCATGAGAGGTAAACTCGACTCTATGAAAAAAGACGGTGTGACATTCTGGGAAGCAAGGTACCGGGTAAAGGCATATGATGAAGGATTCTCGGAGAAATATGTTGGCAACTATATTGAATACTACAAGCTGCCTGACAAGGGGTATGCACAGAAGCGTTATCTCAAGGAACATGAGGATTTCTATAGAGAAGCAAGGACTCTTCTTGAATGGAAGACAGTAATAGACTTTGACAAAGTACCTACTGTAGAAGTTGAAAAGTTATATGAGAGATATTTAAGTTTACCAGATACAGGGCATGAAAGAGAAAACTTCCGGGCAAAGCATCTGGACCTGGACGCCTGGTTAGTGCTGGCTGAGGGTTATACACCGATTGGAGGTGGGGGAAATCCGAATGCTGAGCTTACTCCCTGGGAGAAAAAAGCAGCAGCGGATTGGTTTAAGACTTTATTTTAAGTAACAAGAAATAATTATGGATAGAAGACCCGGCTACGGCCGGGTTTTTTATTAGAGTCTGAGAAATCTTTTAACTCAGGCTCTTTTTCATTAGAGGAGGTAAACACAATGGACGGAACTGAGGAACAGAAGGACACTCTTCAGGGAACACCTGGACAGTCTTCAACTGTTAAAGATCAGGGAACTTCAGAAGAGAAATCCAAGACTTACACGGATGAGGATGTGAAGAAGCAGGTGAGTGATGCTCTCGCTGCTGCAGGAAGGAGTGCTAAACAGCTTGCCGATAGGGAGGCCAGTCTCAAAGCTCAAGAGGAATCTATCAAAACAAGCCAAGCCCAGATAGAAGAATTTCAGAGACAGAGAGACCAGGCTGAACTGGAAGAAGCCCAGGGCGACCCTGACAAGATGCGGGAATATCAGCGGAAGCAAGCTCAGAAGAGTCAAATAACCAACATAGAGTCTCAGAAAGCCGAGCTTAAAAAGCAGCAGGAGGAACTGGCCCGCGATAAGGCGGAACACGAAGCTGAAGTTAAGAGTGCCAGAGAAACCCAGATGGAGGTAAAACTCTGGCAGATTGCAGCAGCGGAAAAGGTTGACCCTGTAGAGCTTAAAGATACGGTGAAAGAGCTTAACCTGACTACTATTGAGCAAGCTCAAGCAGTGGCAAAACGGCTGAGGAAAGTGGCTCCGAAAACGTCTACTGATAGCGGAGCCGAAACCACTGAAGAGCAGCCATTCACTCCCGACTCCGGTGTGACATCTGGTACTAAAGGAGAATATACGCCCGAACAGTTCGAGAAGCTCTCGATGCCTGAGAAGGCGAAATACCTCCATTCTAAGAAGTAACAGAACAATAAGGAGCAAATAAAATGAGCAATACCTTTTTAACACCAACCATTATCGCCGATGTGGCGTTACTGGCGTTGGAAAACAACCTTGTCCTCGGCAACCTTGTTTACCGGGGGTATGACAAGGAATTCAAGAAAGTCGGTGATACCGCCAGGGTTCGGAAGCCGGCCACCTTTACCGCCGTTGAGTTCGATGGTGACCTGACCGGAGAATTCCAGGCAATCACTGAGAGCTATGTGGATGTCAAGCTGGATAAAATCCTGACTGTTCCCTTCGAGATAACCCAGAAAGAGATGTCCCTTGATTTGAAGGATTTGACTACACAGGTTATAGATCCAGCAGCCAGGGCTCTGGCTCAGGCAATCGACCTGCTTGTGGCAGGACTGTATGTGGATATCCCCTACTACTTTGATGTCTCAGGGACACCTGCAGTAGGCGATATAGCTGGAATACGGAAAGTCCTTAACATAAACAAGGTGCCGATGGAACTGAGACGTGGTGTCCTGGGTCCGGATACCGAGGCAAAATACAATGTCCTCGATGCCTTCCTTCATGCTGAAAAGCGTGGAGATACCGAGACCGTCAAGCAAGGGTCAATGGGAAGACTGTTTGGCATCGACTGGTTCATGGATCAGAACATCATAACTCATGTCATAGGGACCGCTGACGTGGCCGGAGCCATCCTTGCAGGCGGGTTTGAAGCTGGTGTTAGCGAAATAACTGTTGATGACCTCGGTACTGGCACCATAGCGAAAGGTACTATTCTCACCATTGCCGACTGTGCTGGAGAATACGTGGTAACTGCCGATGCAACTATCGCTACCAATGAAGCAACGCTTAAAATCTACCCGGCACTGAAAGCAGCTGCTGTTGCAGATAAGGTAGTCACCCTTCACGCTGCGGACATAGCGAACCTTGTCTTTCACCAGAATGCCTTTTGTCTGGCAACTGCACCTCTGGTTGCGCCTTTGGGCGGAGCCAATGCATCTGTCAAGACCTATAAAAACCTGTCACTACAGGTAGTCTTCTCCTGGAATCACAACACCATGAAGAACGTGGGAACCATGTCTATTCTCTGTGGAACAAAGACTCTCTGCCCGGAGTTGGCCGCCAGGCTGGAAGATTAATTAGCCAAAATGAATAAATAAGCAAGCAAGGGGGGGAGAGGTAAAACTCTCCCTTCTTAGCTTAATTAAGGAGGATTAAATTGAAGAGCTTAATGAATAAGCTATTACAGACAAAGATAACGGCGGCAATAACTGCAGTCGCGACTGCAGCAAATATCCTTTCTTCCGCTGACCTTCCCTCGACGCCGTTCGTTGGAATTTTCGACCCGGACGGAGCATCGCCTGAGATTGTCCTGGTCACCGCTGTTGATACTACAGTCGAGCCGAATACCATAACCATAGTTCGCGGCCTTCTGGGAACAACGGCAAAGGCACAGCCTGCAGGAGCAATCCTCTATCAGTATGGAGAGGTTCATGTGCTGGCTACCAAGATAACCGATGTCAGTACAGGAGAAACACTTATCTTCCCAATGCCTCAGTGTCTTGTTATTAAAGCGATGACAGCGATTGACGGGGCAATCAGTGTGGCAGATGACAAAGTTACGCTCTACAAGAATGCTGTAGCCATGACTAATGGAGAAATTACCATTGCCCATACCAGCTCAGCTGCCGGTGACGTGGATTCAGTTTCTCCGACAGCGGGCAATGAGTTCAATGGTACAACTGATTACCTGAAGGTTATCAACGGTGGAGAGAGCACAACGGCTATAGTCGGGCAACTCCTCATCTTCTACGTGCCTTTAGACTAGAGGAGGTAACAATCATGAAGTGCGATATATGTGGAAAAGCGGAGACTGGAAGGCGGATTGAAGGGAAAGCCGTTTGTGACAAGTGTTTTATCAAGGGTAAATATAACCTGCCTGAAAACAGAGCGAAGTTAGCTGATAAAGAACCTGCGGCGGAAATACCTGCAGCCCCATCTCAGCCGAAAAAGAAACATGGGAGGTAATAACAATGCCAGCAACTTCAAACCAACAAAGGACTCTTTTTTGTATTGCGCTCTCAATAAAAATGGGGGAGACCCCCAGGACTTACAGTGCCGAAGCTGCGAAGATGGCTGATGAAATGTCCGAAGAGCAACTGAGGGACTATTGCGAAAATCAGGCAGAAGAGTAGGTGAAACATGGGTACAAAAACACTTTCGACCATCCATGAGATAGTGAGGCAGTTTCTCCGTGATGAGACAAAAACAGATGCGGAGAATGACTTTGCCGAAGACGAAATCGATCTGCATATTGCCGAATGCCTGGTTGAAGTCTCACAGAAACAGCCGTATGAGGTCAAGGAAACACTGACGGCAACAGCCTCAAAGGAAGTAGATATCAGCTCTATAGAAGACCTGCTCAAGGTTGAAAAAGTGGAGTATCCGGTTGGAAATGATCCCCCGGACTATCGAGATGTCAGCATCTTTGGCAACACTCTGAGGATAAATATTGAAGCGACTCCTACAGCGGGAGACTCAATCTATGCCTATTGCCATAAGGTACACCAGCTGACCCAGACCGAATCAACACTGAGTCCGCAACTGGAGAAGGTCTTAATTGAGGGAGTTGTTGCCAAGGTTGCCCTGGCATGGATAAATGAAATCCGCGTACAGCTAAGCGCAGCGGTAACAACAATAGAGTCTATTGGAAAAGCGGTTGACGATACAGCGGCCAGGATAACACAGGCTATCAGTGACCTTGTAAGCGGCCGTGCTTTCATCGGCAAGAAATCTACAGAGGCTGTTACAGCCATCGATGAGATTGCAGGACGGATAACTCAGTCGAAGGACGACCTTATTAGCGGAAGAGCCCTAATTGGAGATAAGCGAACCGAGGCTTTAGCAGCTATCAGCAGCATGAGCGCCAGAATTACCCAGGCACAAAACGACTTAACGTCCGGTAGGTCCCTGATAGGCAGCAAGAGGACAGAAGCACTCGCTGCTATAGATAAACTAACAGCCGTAGATGGTCCTATTACTAGAGCTATTGCTGATCTAGCATCTGGCCGAGACTTGATCGGGGATAAGAGAACTGAAGCCATAACATCTATAGGTAATATGACTGCACAGATTACGCAGGCCATAGATGACTTAACGACTGGCCGAGCCTTGATCGGCAACAAGCGTACAGAGGCACTAACCGCCATAGGCAATATGTCGGAACTGGTAACTCAGGCTATAGCTGATTTAACAAGCGGGCGTGCTCTGATTGGAGATAAGCGAACTAATGCAATTACAGCCATTGATGCAATGACTGCCCAGCTCACTCAATCGATTGCCGACCTTACCAGTGGACGTTCAAAGATAGCAGATGAGCGAACAGTCATGGATACTGCTATAGACAACATGACTGCCCGCATTACGCAGTCAATGAGCGATCTGACAGCCGGTAGGTCGTTGATCAATAAAATCAATATCGGAGGAGCTCCAGAGGATGACTATGCCCGCTATGCCTATGCTGAAATGGCTAATGCCGTCCGTTACCTTGACCAGAGCAAAGGCTATCTCTCTGAAGCAACTACCTCAGACCGCTATGCCAATTATGCTGCACGGGATATACAGGCAGCTCTTGGGTATTTAAGCCAGGCCAGAGGGTATCTTGCCACCGATAGCCCTTCCGGAGAATATGTTGCTGTAGCTGCACGTGAATTGCAGAGTGCTGCCACATACTTGAACCAAGCAAATGGCTACCTCAACAGTGATAGACCTGCCGTCGAATATGCCAGTTACGCTGCACGTGATCTGCAAAATGCTCTAATGTACCTGAATCAAGCTAACGGCTATCTTAATACCGATAAACCGGTAACAGAGTATGCTAACCAGGCTGCCAGGGAACTCCATAACGCTGCCATGTACCTGAACCAGGCTAACGGATATCTCAACAGCGATAGGCCGGCTACTGAGTACGCTGGCTATGCTGCAAGAGAACTTCAGAATGCAAATGGATATCTCGCTCAGGCGAGGGCGTACATGGCTGCCGACGCACCTGTTTCTGAATATGCCAGCTATGCTGCCAGGGAACTGGCCAACGCTACAGCACATATGACCCAGGCCAGAGGGTATCTAGCGGTGGACCAGCCGGCAATAGAGTACGGTACATATGCCGGCAGGGAGCTTTCCAACGCAACGGCATACCTCAACAAGGCTGCGGGATACTCCAGGAAGCTAACAGCGCAGTTGAATGTAGCATCGACGATTGCCAAGTACCAGGCCTGGGCGAACAATCAGCTAATGCTTTACCAGAAACATCTGGAAGAAATAGGAAATAAACCAAAAGTCTGGGAATTCTATCCCAGGAATTAAGGAGAAAAAACGATGGAAAATGTATTGAATCAATTCCCTGTAAAGGAGTCGGGAAAGTGGCACATGAAGGCCACGCTTAGCAAGTACCGTGAGGATATCGACGTCTTTGCACACAGAAATAGTCTGTGGGCCAGGGGACTCCGCTTCATGATGAACATATGGTTGATTGGGATACTGGCTTCATTCCTCTATGACCAAACCATAGGACGGCTGGAGCGACAGTTCCATAAACTCTTTCAGCCCTATGATGTGATACATCAGGAGCATAACTGCCTGCTCAATAGTGGTATTAATGAAATTTGGGACCTTATAACAGGAGAAGTATCCGGGGCTTCCCATATCTACGATAATGCTGCAGCGCAGATTGGAGTAGGGGATGATGACACAGCGGCGGATCCTGCACAGACAGACCTTCAGGCGGGATCTAACAAGACCTACAAGGCAATGGAGGGAGGTTATCCTACTTCCACAAGCCAGAAAGCCACCTTCAAGTCGAGCTTCGGCTCTTCTGATGCCAACTATGCCTGGAAGGAATGGGTAGTCAAGCAGTCCACAAGTACCATCTGCCTCAACAGGAAAGTAGAGAGTCTGGGAACTAAAAGCTCAGGAACCTGGACATTGGAAGTCGATATCACACTGAGCTAATGGAATTCATTTATAAGTAAGGGGCAGCCTGAAAAGCTGCCCTTTGCTGTTTTAGGAGGGAATATGGCGTTACCAGCACTACAAAAGGGATTACTCAGAGAGCTTCTTGAGGAGGTAGATATGAGCTGGAAAAACTATCGTGGTTTCAGCATAGAAGAGCTTGGTGTCAAGACGGAGCAATCTGATGCCAAGCAAACTGATAAGCCAAAGCGTAAAGATGTCAATATCGAAGCTCCGACTATGAGAGTGAGGTTGAAATAGCTATGGCAATAAATATTACAGCAATTCGCAACAAGGTATTGCAGGTATTTAATGTCGATGATGCTCTGACTACCACAGAAATGATTGACATTCTAATGGTTCAGCTTTATCTCAGGGCAGTCAAGGGCAAGATACAATCAAGGAACAATGCTTTGGCAAGACACATGAATGGAGCAAATGCACAGTATTGTATAAATCACGAACTGCCAGATGATACTTTTTCAAATGAGCCAGATGTTTATATAGCTGTATATCTGGCTGAGCATCCTGGAACTATCCTTGACGGAGAAGAGCTAGAGCAAGCTGCAGCAACAGATTATTGGGCTGAAATGGACAGTATAGATACTGCCAGTGGTGGCATCTATTTTCCGTTGATACTGACTCCGCTATCTGCTGAGTATGCCAGAGTACAACAGATACAGACCTATGTGCGACAAAAGGAAACTGGACTAGAAGCTACCATAGACAACCTTATCAAAGGAGCAGTACAACTGACTTGGAAGGAGTAAAATGTGGCTAATGTTTTTCTTGCTAACTATACAAAGCGTAAGCCCCTTGGCTTCAAGTCCAATGATGCTGTCCAGACAAGCTACCAGCATTGGATAACTGGCTATAAGACTACAGGCACAGATGCTACAGATGGAACTAACAAGAGCAAGGTATATCTAGGCTCTAGTGTACTTGACAACTTCAATGACTTTAGAGTAGCCAGATTTGCTGCTGGCAGCAACACAGTTGTAGACGAATGGAAAGAGTCGGGACTATTATCATCTGGTGTAAGCTGTCCAAAAGCCTTCAAGCTTCCAGAAGTCTATTCCAGTCTAGCTACAGAGGATTACTCAGCAACAGAGACAGACCTCGATGTTAATGATGGTAGTGGTTTTGCTGCTAATGATTGGGTAATAGTCGGAGATGATGAAGGACAAGAGCTAGCACAGATTGACTCAATCAGTACGAACACCATTACTCTAACCGCTGGACTAACAGGAGCTTACACTCAAGCAAACAATGCTTATATTGCCCTAGCCTATTATGTCTACTATAACTATGCTTCCGAGAGTGACGATTCAAGTATAGCTGATACCTTTATAGCAGGTGACGACTTTGAGCGTGGAAATGATGGGGACGCTATAGGTGGTGATTGGACTATAACAAATGGTGATGCAGATATTTCTACAGGGCAAGCATTTGGTGGTACAAGAGCCATGAAGTTAATTGGAGCTGCACCAGCTAGTCGTTGTGTATTAACTATCCCTGTTACTGCTAGCGATAATATCGCAATTAGATTCAGATTATACAAAGAGACTGCTGCTCGGTGTGCTATGTATCACGGCGATGATACTAATTGTGCTAATTGGTATTATCGTGATGTAGTTAGGGATGAAGATATAGAATATAGAGACGATGGCGGATATACTGTAGTTGGCTTAATAACTCCTGACCAGTGGGAGTTAGGGGAAGTCAATGATTTTGTTTGGGCTACTCCTAGTTATGATATATGGCATAACGGTGCTGAAATAGGAACAGACGCTACAATGAGGTCATTGGGCGATGTCGAGAATGTTTTACGTATTGAGGGTTCTTATGCAGTAGGGCAGGATGTTTGGATAGACGACTTCATAGTCCGCAAGTGGGTATCAGGCGAAATAGCAGGGTGTGGATTTGGGAGTGAAGAGGAAAGTGCTTGGATTTCCCCCACAGGTCATGTAGACCCTGATACTGAGTGGACAAACGAGATAAATGCCTATGATGAGAATACGACAACGGCTGCAACAGAAACTCCAGAAGCAAGTTCATGGGGTTCATATTTAGAACTAACTCATGCTAGTTTATCTTGTGACAAAGTAAGGTTCTATGCTGAAAGCACTTGTGGTTCAGCAACGGAAATAAGTTTAGATGTTTATTACTCTGATGGATGGCATAATATTTTTGAGGGTGCTTTTGCAGACCAAGCATGGGTAGAGAAGTCAATAGGTTCTACTCAGCAAGTCACCGCAGCTAGAGTTAAGTTTCTTGGGGATAATCCTATTAGCGACTACTTTTATCTCTACGAGTTTGACTTCCATGAGGTAACCATATCAATAGTAGTACCAACTGTAACTACCCAAGCTGTAAGTGCAATAGGCACAACCACAGCTACAGGTAATGGTAATATCACAGATGATGGCGGTGAAACGCCTAGTGCATGGGGAGTATGCGTAGCAGAAACTGAAAATCCTGATACTGGAGATACTGTATTCGCTGGTAGTGGTGCTGGTGCAGAAGGTGCTTTTACAGCGGCCATGACAGGATTATCAGAAGGCACTCTTTATCATGTTAGAGCTTATGCTACCAATACAGCAGGTACTAGCTATGGTGCTGATGTAGAGTTTACTACTGCCAGCAATAAAAACTCCTCAGACACAGGCTCTGGCACTGATATAAAGAAGTCTGGCAATCCCCTGGCTTTCCTTAACCGAAGTGAGACGGGGAGCGGCACTGATATAAAGAAGTCTGGCAATCCCTTGGCTTTCCTTAACCGAAGTGAGACGGGGAGCGGTGTTGAAGCACTGCCTGAGAGAAGCTCTATGGCTGTGCAATCTGGCAGCGGAAGCGACTTGGCTACGCTACTTGCTACTTTCTCCAGAAGTGATAGTGGAGCAGGTTCCGATGTCCTTACAGGGCTAATAGCTCTATTTCTATTAACTGAAAGCGGAGCTGGAGCAGAAAGCATCCCGTTGAGAGATTTCCTAACCAGTGAGACAGGGAGCGGTGTTGAAGCACTGCCTGCTAAAAGCTCTATGGCTGTGCAATCTGGCAGCGGAAGCGACCTGGCTACCCTGCTTGCTACTTTCTCCAGAAGTGATAGTGGAGCAGGTTCCGATGTCCTTACAGGGCTAATAGCTCTATTTCTATTAACTGAAAGCGGAGCTGGAGCAGAAAGCATCCCGTTGAGAGATTTCCTAACCAGTGAATCTGGAGTTGGTGTAGAGACTCTCGGAGTGAGAATACTTAAAGCATTAGAGACTGGTTCAGGGCTT